TATCGGAAGTCTTAGAGCCAGATTATATGGCGACTAAGATCGCCTATACATGGATTCAGTGGGATTTACTCCGGCAAGTTTGGAAGGACTCTAAAGAAGAAGTCCGACGTTACGTTTACGCTACTGATACTACGCAGACTAGTAATAGCCAGCTTCCTTGGAAAAACAAGACTACACTTCCTAAGTTGTGTCATATTCGAGATAATCTGTATTCTAACTATACAGCTACTCTATGGCCACAGCGGAAATGGTTAGTCTGGGAAGCAAACGAGTACGACCCTAATTCTGTCGCTAAGCGTAACTCTATTGTGAATTACATGGCTTGGGCTATCAAGAGAATCAATCCTCTTGATATCGTGATGAACCCTACAACCGAGAGCTTTGGAAATTCCCCTAAGATCATTCGATCTATTATCTCTAAAGGTGAGTTAAAGAAGATGCTCGCCAGTATGACTACTGACGAAAACAGAGATGAAATCGAAGGTCTATACAACTATCTTAAAGAAATTAGAAACAATGCGTGGAATTATTCTGGAGATTGGAAGCAGAATGATGCCCTTTATGCTATGGATGGTTTCACTTCTTTCCGTGTCTATCTCACTTCTAACTTTGTTGAAGTTCTTACATTCTACGGTGATCTATACGATGATGTAAACGATGTTCTATACGAGAACCATATGATTGTGGTTGTTGATAGACATAAGATCATTGTTAATAAACCTAATACGTCATTCTTCGGAACCCCTCCGATTTATCATTCACCTTGGCGGAAACGTCAAGATAACCTATGGGGAATGGGGCCTCTCGATAATCTAGTTGGTATGCAATATCGTCTAGACCATATCGAGAACATGCGCGCTGATATCATTGATCTTACGACCTATCCTGTTCAAATGATTACTGGATTTGTCGAGGATTACCTGTGGCAACCTGGTGCTAAGATCTTTGCTGGTGATGAAGGTAAGGTAGAATTAATCCAACCTGACGTGAATGTTCTCCAAGCTAACTTCGATCTTCAGAGATATGAAGCTACGATGGAGGAAATGGCAGGCGCACCTAAGGAAGCTATGGGTTTCCGTACTCCCGGTGAAAAAACTAAGTATGAAGTCCAGCGTCTTGAGAATGCTGCTTCACGTGTCTTCCAGAATAAGATCAAGCAGTTCGAGGAACAGATTGTCGAACCTCTACTGAACGCTATGCTTGAACTTGCTAGACGTAACCTAACCGGTGCTACTACGATTAAGGTCTTTGATGATGAACTTAAAGTTCAGACATTTCAGACACTTACTGTCGAGGATATCACTGGTGTCGGACGTATTCGTCCTCTCGCGGCTAGACATTTCGCTGAACAAGCTAACCTAGTTCAGAATTTAACTAACTTAGCTGGTTCCGGATTGTGGCCTCTCGTTCAGATGCACTTCTCGGGAATCAAACTGTCTAAGGCTTTCGAAGATATCTTCGATATGTGTGACTACGAATTCATCATGCCATACATCGGATTGGCTGAACAAGCTGATGCTCAGAAGATGGCGCAAGCTCTTGAAGAGCAAGTTGTAATGAATGCCCAGACAGCTACAGGCCGTAATGGAGACTACGACATGAATCTTCCTAATTACTCTGCTGCTATGCAACCTCCCCAACCTCAACCGGGGCAACCAGGTCCAGGTGGAAGTGAAGCACAGACTTCTCCGCAAATGGGTGGCGCACAAGGACAGCCTAACGCTGTTCCCGGACAACCTGCTGTAATTAAACAACCGTTCGACCTTAAACGTCAACCACCCGCCAACGCTGAACCCGGCGGAATGTTAGGAACTCAATAATGTATACAAGATGGACCTCACATCTTAAAACAGAACAAGAAAAAGAAAACTTCAAGAATGAAGTATTAAGTGCCAAGAGCGTTCTAGAACGTCTAACACAAATGATCGACGAAGACGTCAATCAGTTAGAGAAATCAGAAAATGATCAAAGGGTTTATAGCATCCCTAACTGGTCGCACTTACAAGCTCACAAGAATGGCAATCGCCAGTCGTATGCTACAATCAGACAAATGATTGATCTGGACCAACAGAAAAGGACTACCGATTAATGAATGGTTTACTAGACGGGATTGAACAGGTGGACACACCTGAACTCGACCCAAACAAATCTTACTCCGAAGAGCTTCTCGCCAAATATGGCGATGTAGAAGGTCTTGCTAAGAGTAAGGTTCATGCCGATGTACACATCAAAACTCTCGAAACTCGTATGGATCAGCTTCGAGATGAATATGAAAGAGTACTAGAGCAAAGCAAAGCGGCCCCTAAATTTCAAGAACTCTTAGACAGATTAGAGAAGATTGAAAAACCCCTGCAAGTAGAAAGAACACCAGTGTCGAACGAGGATAATAGGACCGTACTTGATCCAGAGAGAGTTGAATCTCTGATCTCTTCTAGGATTGAACAACATGAACAATCTAAGAGGCAATCTGAGAATTTCGCTACCGTGGATCGCAAAGCACGAGAATTGCTTGGTGATAATTACAAAGCAGTTCTTAAACAAAGAGCAGACAGTTTAGGACTTCGAAATGAAGACGTGGACTCAATGGCTCGTACTAATCCAAACCTTTTCTTTAAGACGTTTGATATTAGCGAGCAATCTTCACGTGAGAGTTTCAAAGCTCCGCCGACTTCTCAAGTAAGACAGAGTAACTTCGCTGGCCAAGGCGAGCAGAAGCGTACTATGACTTACTATGAGAATCTACGTAAAACTAATCCTAAGCTCTACTTTGATCCTAAAATCGCCGTTCAAATGGATAAAGACGCCCAATCAATGGGTGCAGCTTTCTTCGATTTAAAATAATCAAGAGGTTCCATTTGAGCAATTCTATACTCAAAGGAGACTAATCAATGGCTGGTTTTGAAGTCAATACCAACGAACATCTGATTAGAAGTCAACTCTGGTCTGACCAGTTAAAAACGCTTCTACTCGATGAACTTTTTGCCATGAAATATGTCCGAATGCTCGATGTGCCCAGCGATGCTGGTAGCTCGACGTTTAACATTCCGAGTATGGGTCAAGCTGAAGTCGCCGACTTTGTTGAAGGTCAGCGCGTTAAGTACAACAAATTTGATACTGGTAACTATCAGTTCACGTTTGACCAGTACAAGTATTCGGCTAACTCGATCTCGGAAAAGTTCAAGAGGGACAGCTTCTATTCTGCTGAAGTCATCTCGGCCTTCTTGCCACGTCAGCACCGCGCCATCATGGTCGGTGTCGAGACTCGGATTCTTTCCGTGGCTAATAGCGGTCAAACCGCATCCTCGCTTAACGCAATCAACGGTGGCAATCACCGCTGGGTTGGGCAAGGTACTAACAATGTGATCACTCTGAAGGACTTCGCGCAGGCGCAGTATTCGCTCAAGAAGGCTAACGTGCCTATGACGAATCTTACCGCCATCGTGGATCCGTCTGTGATCTATACTCTGCAAACTCTCGCCAATATCACTAACTTGCTGTCCCCGATGCCTCAGTCTGAGCGCATCATCAGCGACGTTACGCCTACTGGCATGAAGTATGCAGGCATGAATATCTACGGGTTCGATATCTACTCTTCGAACTATCTGCCTAACAGCATCACTGAAACGATTAATGCCGTCACGGTTTCGACCAATGGCGTTGCTAACTATCTCTTCAGTGCTGTCGCTGGCGATACGCTTCCGTGGGTCGGTGCGTTCCGTCAGATGCCAACTGTCTTCTCCGAGTTCAATAAGGACTCTCAGGAGACGGAGTATATGACGATCACTGAGTACGGGTTTAAGGGCGACTTCCGTCCAGAGAACCTTGTCACCATCCTGACCGATGCGTCGCAGATCAACTAAGGAGTAAAGATATATGTCTCAAACTTGGATGAATAACGACGGTCTGTATCAGAAGTATGGTACGACTCAGGCTACCTCGAATATTGCTGGTGAATACCATTACGATGGTCCTCGCCACTGTATCGAGATTGCCGATCTTGATCTGACGAAAGTTACCGTTACGGATGGTAGCTACATCGTCTCGGATCAGGTGTTCTTCCCGAAGAATGCCCGTATCGAAACTATCGAACTCATCACCGAAACTGCTGCGACCGGCACTGGCGCTGTCCTTAACTTGGGCCTCGTTAAGACTGACCGTAGCACGGAGATCGACTTCAATGGTTTCCTTGCCGCTTTCCCGCAGACGTCCATGACGCCCGCTGGTTCCTTCACTACCTTCCACGAAGGTAGTACGGATGCTGGTGCGCTCTTCGGTACAACTACGTCTACTGTTGGCTACATCTGTGCTGACTACGATACTGCTGCCTTTACCGCTGGTAAGGTCCGCATTCGTATTTACTACACGATGCCGTAACGTTCTAGGAGGGGTCGCAAGGCCCCTCCTTTTACCATAATGGAATTTAAATGACAGACAAACTCACACTTACTGATTTAGTTAATCTACAGAACGAAACTACGGTAGTTACTGCTATCAATGGAAATAACGCTGCTATTGTAACTGCGCTTGATAATACTCTATCCAGAGATGGCACGTCTCCTAATCAGATGAGTGCAAGTCTGGATATGAATTCTAATAGAATTCTTAATCTTCCTCTTCCTGTTGCTCAGAGCGAGCCTCTTCGTCTTGCTGATGTTACACAGGTTACTCAAT